TTATTCTAACTTGACTTGTCATTCTTCCACTTTTAAGTTTCATTAATTCTACAAAATTATTATCATTAGTAGATGTTAATGATAAAGATGAAAGAGTTAAATTAATTTGTAAACGATGTCCACCTTTGGCAGCAAAATTACTAGAACCAGTTGCATTATCTAATAAACTAGTATCGTCTTCTGGTGTTATTAATTTTTCTTCTACAGTAAACCCAACTCTTAAACTTGGGGTTGTACTATATTTTGAAAGAACTAAAGTTTCAGCACTATTCTGAACAAACATTCCTCTAATATAATAAATCCCAGATTCTATATTTGCAATTGAACCTTGAGCAGAAGCAGGGCCTTGTGGATCTGTTTTAGATGAAGTGATAGCAGTAAAAGTAGTCGCAGAAACTACACCAGATGAATAACTAGTTGTATGCGTAACACCTGTATCAGCAGAAATATTTTCACCATCAGCAAACTCTGAAGTTATGTTGTCTGTTCCAGTATCCATATATCTAATATGAAGAATAGGTTGTTCTGTACTGCTACCAAGAGTAAAACCAATAACTCTTGCCTTTACTCCACTTGTTGCTCCAGTAATAGTTACTGGTGTAGTTGCATTATAATATTGAGATGGGTCAATATTTTCTCCACCAAATTGAGTTGCTAATTTTAGAGTATAAAAATTTGTACTAAAACTAATCTGTCCAGGCAGAACCATTGCACCTTCTTCAAAAACATGATCTCCATGCTTCCGTATTTGATCTTGTAAAGCTGATTGCAGTTGTGTTAGTTCTCTTCCTTGGACAGCGAAGCCAGGACGAAAAAGTATTCTATTGAAATTATTTGCACTATTAAAATCATCATAATAAGGTGCAACATTTAAATTCGTTTTTTGTGCCATATTTAAAACTCTACTATTATTTTAATATCTTCTGTTTGGTCTGAAACTCTTGTGATAGGACTTCTATTTTCTATATAAATTATATCACCACTATCTGGTTGTATTTCTGGGTTTCCATATCCATCAGTAAATTGTATTCCATCAATTACTCCATCTGCATTTGCATCTGGTGTTCCAGCACCAGTAGCACCAGATACAGTATTTGCACCAGAAAATTCTACAAAGTTTTTATTTGCGTTTGTTCCGTGGTCAGTAAATCTTTCTTGAACATAATAAAGAATATCATTTGTTGCATCATACTCGACTACTTTACCGATTGCACCTGTAGTTGCCTGTGTAATTTTTTCATCAGCAACAAAATTTTCATTTAATCCAGCAGATGCTAGTTTCAAAGCTTTCGTTGTTCTTGCAGTTGAAGCTGATAAGAATGTATTTCCACTAGTTGTACCAAATGCATAAGGATTTTTTATAATTCCTACTCTACGAAAATCATTTGCCTCCGTTACATCTTGTGTTTCAGCATTTGAGAAAGTTGTATTCACCATAACATAATGTCCACCCAATTCTTTAGGAGCATCGAAACCATGTCCACCTTTTGGGCCAATTATTACTTCCACTGAAGCACTACCTACAGTTCCAATACTTGATGCACTATTTAATCCAGCATCACTGAATAATGTGCTTAGGTTAATGTTACCATAAGTATAACCAGTACCAGCTGCATGTATAGTTGTATCTGTACCACTAGTCAATCCAAAAGAACTAATTTGTCCAGCGGCAACAGTAATTCTTAATATACCACCACTTGCTGTTCCAGCATTTGTTCCATCTCCATAAATCGGAGCATAGTAAGTTCCATTTGTTAAACCACTTCCAGCATCTACAACTCTAGCACTTAAAATTGCACCATCAGTAGCTGCAGCTGCAACGGTTTCATTAGTTTTAACTGGTATAAAATCATTAGTTAAAAATTTATCTGCATCATTAGCTGAAATACTATACATGTATTTTAGAACATATCCATTAGATGCAAATGGTGTATTTGACTCACTGGTAGGTTCAGTGCCAGAAGACATTGGAGCTCCACCATTATTATCTAATACTTTATATACTCTAAATTCACTAGTCACAAAATAGAAAGTTGAATTGTAAAGATTTGTTGCAGAAGATGTTGTAGTATTGGATGTACTAATATCATGTTCATACATATCAAATGTTGCTTGGTTTACCCAATTTCTTCTTGGAATAACAAACGATGCATCTGTACTAGTTAGTTTTTTAGCTGCAAGCATATCATCGTGATAATAGTATTCTGAAGTAACATCGTCAGCTGGAACAGGTGGGGAGCTGTCTGAAGCACTAGGCGCATCCAAAGAACTGAATGAACTAGATTTTCCTAAAAATATATAATATGAGTCACTAGTAGCAAATTGATCTTTAAAGACCTGTGCATTACTCATTCTGAATTTTTCCGTTATAATTGCAGCCATTTTATTTTTCCTTAATTATATTTATGATCCTGCCCCGTGTAAAGTTTTTAAAGCAGTTCCACTTGAATTTTGTATTTGTAATGAAACACTACTTGCTAATTCACTAGAAGTAATAGTGTTTGCTTGTATATCTGTTACACCAGATTTATTTATTGCAATGTCACCAGATACAGTTACATTTTCAAATCTAGCTTGTGAGTTATCGTAGATAATTAACTGTGCATCAGCAATTGCTGTTATTCCCACATTATTTAGATCTCCTAAATTACGACTATCGACAAATGCTTTAATACTTTGTTGTGTTGCAAGAGCTGTATCACTATTAGAAGACATATTATCTTCATCTTTAATTGCTGTACCACTAATACCAGTATTGATTACAGGGGAAGTTAGAGTTACTACAGAACTATCGGCAGAAACGCCAGAGGATAATATATTTCCATTACCAAATTTGTTATATATTTCTGAAAAATTATCATTAACTTTATCACCACCACTACGTAGAGAATCACCATCTCCTTGGTTTGCAGTTCCTAAGTTTATTTGTTGTTTAGCCATAATAACTCCTTTTTTATTATTTATAACCCAAATTAACTCACATTTATCACTGAAGGATAAGTAATTGCTTTTTCTTTTGGATGTTCATATACAGATGGCGGAAAATCAAGTCTCTCTGATGTTTGAAAAGGGTCTTCTAATAAAACATCATCACCATCTTCTAGTAGAACTTTATCAATATCATTTTCTTGTCTAAGAACATGATATTGAAAAATTTCAGTAAATACAATAGAACCTATCTGAGATAATACTGCACCACTAGATGTATCAGCACCATCTTCTAATAATATAGCATCACCTTGATTACTATTTGATTGTCCTACAGCAACAGTAGAACCATTTATATTAACAACTGTTGAAGAAAAATTTGAAACATCTGCATCAATAGCTACAACACCTCTTGCAAATCCTGGCCCAGCATCAAATGTTGTTAAAGTACTATCAAATTTTATAGTAGTACTATCAAAGGTAAGTGTTGCTCCATCCTCATGTGTTTGGGTTTCTAAATCAACTCTTCCACTTCTAGTTAAGAAAGGAAATCTATTCAATATTTGTAAAGCATTATTGTTTGGAAAATTAGATGGAGGTGTTCCAAAAGTAACTTTTATATTTTTAGATACTGTTAAGTCTCTCTTGTTTGCATTAAATCCAATATCAGTATTAGTAAGTATATCATCTGAATCTAAAGCAGATACATTAGAAGATTGTGAATTTATACTAGTACCATCGTCAGTAGTTCCTAGTCTGCGACTCACTAATCTATTATCAAATACTCTAGTGAATAGAGATGCAAGTTCTGGAGTAAATGTATCATCTCCTGTATATCCAGGCGCATCTTTTCCTGTTATAACATTGATACCAGCAGCTACCGTAGATGCAATTGTAACTTTACCAAATACATTGAAACCAGATGGATGTACAGCTTTTCTTAGTTCATTAATGTATTGTGATAATCCAGCACCCACCTGTACTTCATATGAAAATTGTTGATAATATCTAGAGTCTTGTATTCTTACTTTAGCTTCACCCAAAGTGCTCAATTTATCTATTGGATATTTTCCTATTTTATTTGAAAACATACCTATTTCGGTTGAAGCATCTGCTGGATCAATAGTTATTAGTTCAGCAGTTGCACCATTACTAGTTGTTATAGTTCCAGTTTGTCCTCTATGATAACACTCTTCTGTTCTGATAAAACTACTACCATCTTCTAAAAGAAGATCTCTACCAGTTTCCATAACTATACTTGAATTAGGAGTTATAGTTGGTTGTATACTTACAATTTGTCTAATAGGGTCAAAATTTTTAATTGTGCCTGTACCACCATTAGTTATTGTATCATTAACAGTAATTGCTCCAGTTATATTTTTTACAATAGCATTAACTAATGGAAAAATTCGTCTACGGCCTTTTGTAGGTTCTAGTCCAGTTGATAAACTAACATCAATATCTTTAATAGAACCTATATTATTTGTGTTTGCAATTATCTTAGCACCAGAACCACCAGTAGAAGTAACAGTAACCGTTGGAAGAGCAGAATAACCAGCACCACCATTTATAAAATTAATTTTTCTGATACCTTTATGGTCTGAGTCTCCACTCGTTGTTTCTGATTCTAAAATTACACCATCTTCATAAGTAGCTGGAGTTGGTGGCATATTAATAGTATTTAATTGATCTTCATAAATTAAAGTATCAGCACTATTTCCTATACCAATGCTACTTTCTAATATGATTCTATTATATGAGGAAGATGAATCGAAACCAGTTGTTCCTGTCTCTAAAGATATATCAGTTCTTTCTTGAATAACATTTTCACCAGATTCAACTAATATTTGATTACCGTCTTCTAGTGTTAACATACCACTAATAACACTAACCTTTGCAACAGCATCAGCAGTATTGGATTGTCCGCCAGAATTAAATACTAAGTTATCACCTTCAGCATAACCAGTACCAGCATCATCAATAACAACATCACTTAAAGAGCCTAAACCAACAGATGAAATTGTAAATCCACCAAATGCGTTTGCAAAAAGATCATTAGTAGATACTGATTGATTAAGATTGTATAATATTCCACCATTAAACACAGATATATCTACTACTCTATTAGTAAGAGTAAGTTTATAAATGTAATCATTGGTTTTTGAGGTAACTCTTACTTGCTCTCCAACTACAAAAGTACCAGTTATTGTATTCGGATCAATTTCATATTCCCAAAAATTTTCATCAACATTATTTGTATTAAATTTTCTAACTTCTCCAGAAACTAAAACAACAGTTGCACCAGATGTAACACCAGTAGCAGTTTGTCCTACAAATTCATTGATATCTCTATCTGCTGGAAATCCACCACTAGTAGTTCTTAATGTTTGTGGTGTATTCCAATCTCCGCCAGAAACTCTCATCATAAATTTTTCTGGATAAATTATATTTGCTTCTTCATCTAACAATAATCTAAGGAAAAATTTATGTCCTTCGGAAGTTCCCTTTGCAGTATATAAATCACGAATTGCTTTTATAAGTTTTCTTTTTGATAAACCAGTTGCTACAGTAGAAGGGATTACACTCATAAACATTTTTCTAAAGTTATCTAATAATGTTTCTAGTGTATTATCTGGTGTTGAGTATTCTAATAACTGTTGAATATTTTGTACAGGATTAGGAGTATAACTTAAAATTGTAGCTACAGATTGAGATTGACTACCAACTATAGTTTCTCCCTCAATAAATTTTTGATTAGCAGATATAAAAATTCTGCCATTAGAAGTATCCTCTACATGACAAGTTGCTGTTGCTTTAGATGTTTGTCCAGTAATAGTTTCGCCGTTTTCAAATTTTCCAGTAGAACCAGAACCACTTTCTAAAATAATTTTTTCACCTTTATCATCGTCTTGACTTAAACTACGTGTTTCCATTAAAATATACGTAGGGGTATTTTCTTCTCCTATCAAACTATCAAGATTTAAGGATATTTTAAGTTCAGCAGATTCTAAAAATTTATAATATGATTTTACAAATTCTACAAAACGTGTATGATCTGCCTGAATAAAATCAGGCACTTGTCCTTCTATCAAAGGAGATATTTTTTTATCAAGTGTTGGACTATTATCTAACATTTTTTAATACGCCGATGTATTTGAATATGATGAAGTAGTTGTTGCAGCTTCTGCTCCACTTGTACTACTAGAAGAAATAGAAAGACTATCAACAACACCACTAACAGTGCTATTTACAAAATCAATTTCTAAGATTTGATTTCTAACTGGTATGATATCTTTTGAGTCTGGTATAGCAGTAAGTCTAATCATGCTAGAAGCCTGTCCATCAACATCTTCTATACTAGAAATATTAATAGCATTTATTTTTACATGTCCTGTATTATAATCCACAGTTCCAGCATTAGCATCTATATAAGTTCTTTCACCACCAACAAAATAATATCTACGTAGTTTACCGTTACCGTCCTCATCAAAAAATTGTACATTGTTTATATCACCATTAACTTTAAATCCTGTAGATGCAATTACTCCACCACCACTAGCATTATGTCCACTATGAGGATTGTAAAGTTTATTTCTAAAATAAACATTATAATTAATGTTTGTATTTAAAGTTGGTAAAAGTTTTTTACCCATAGTTATATTAGTGATATTACTTGTTATAGCAGAATTAGTATTATCAATTTTTCCTACAACTTCAGAGTGTCTAAATGGAGAATTAAATTCTGCAAGAACATTATCATTATGTGTTTGTAGTGTTGAAATAATATCTGAAGCCACACTAGCAATAGTCTTTGTAGTTTTTGAGGTATCCATTTTAAATCTAGTATTTAAGATTAAAAACAAAGTTTCTGGGTCAACTACCACAGGAGTTATTGAAGCAACTTTATATCTACCTAATTCATTCTCTAAAGATTTTTTTTCTGTTTCTGTTAAATTGTTTCCAGTTGTAGATTTAACAGAGATATAAACTTTACCATACTCTGGAGTATCAACTACACCAAGAGAAGTATCATATGAACCTGTCTCTCCACCCCATACTGATACACTTTTTGTATTTGCAAATAATTTTTTTACATAAACCTCATAGTCACTCGTAGTGACACAACGTCCTTGAGCTGCATAGTCAAGAGGAGCATTTTGTTTTATGGATTGTAATGTCTCTGGTGTAGAACCACCAGCTGCTTGTTGAACTCTGATAACATCTACATCACTTACAGTAGCTATTGCTCCAGAGTTTGTCCACTTTAAAGCACCATTTGCTTTTGTTTCATTTGTAACTACATATTGTAGTATAACTATATTATTATCAGTAACTTTTTTTCCAATAACACCATCACCAAAATAAACTTCAAATTTTCCACCAAAAGTCTCTTGTAAAAAGTATACGTTGCTATCAGATGTAACTTGTGTTATATCAGTAGCTTTAGTAAAGGTTGTAGTAAAGGTATCTGTAGAAGAGTTTTGTACTTTAACAGTTAAGGTTGTAGTATCTACCTTATCACTTGGGATAGTAAATTTTTGAGTTAAGTCAGAACTATCAACCGTGTATCTACTGGTAACATATGTTCCCTCATATATTGCAGTGTTATCAAATTGTATATAAGTTCCTGTTCGTGAAGCACTTAAATCTTCAATAGTCACAAATTGGTAACTAGTTCCATCTACCGTTGTATTGAAAACCGTTCCAGCAGGCATAGTTGCAGAATCTAAAGCAGTAGTATTTAATCTAATATCTATTAATCCTTTTGGAGCTCTACTTGAACTTACTTCATAACCTAATGTCTTTGCATGTGATACAATACTCGATCTAATAGAAGCACTATCTATGAACATTTCATTTGCAACCATATTAGCATTCATTGCTAAATAATGCGTATTATATGCAAGAGTATCCATTAGAATATTCATACCTGACCCTTCAAAGTCGTAGTCAGTAAATTCATCTTGTGCTTGTAAAAATGTTTTTAAGTTTGTTTTGATTGTATCGAAATCTAATTCCGTTACTCTAAGTCTATTTGGGTTAGTTGCCATTATCGTGATCTCTCTAATAATACTGTTAGTTCAGCTAATTCAGTGGGAGCATTTAACACATAAAATTCTACAGTCACTTCATAGGCATTACGATCTAAATCTGGTATAGCTCTAACACCAACTAATTTAACTCTTGGTTCAAAATTCTCAATAACTTCCTCTACTTTTTTTGAAAGAATATAAGCTGTTATAGGAGTCATTGGTTCAAATAAAATACCTCTGATACCAGAACCTATTTCTGGATGAAAAGGTTTTTCATAATGGTTCAACAAAATTAAATTGCGAACAGACCTTTTTACAGCAAGAATGTCAGTTAAAACATTTATGTCTTTACGCTCAGTTTTCTTAGAAAAGAAAAGATCTAAATCACGATACTGACGTACATTACGTGTTATATCATTTTTTAGTTGTGCGTCATAATAAGCATCTGACATTAACAAACTCCTATTTAGAATTATTTATAACGACTATCCCTCTAGTTTCATACGCCAAGGAATTTGTTTTCTCCAACCAGCTTCTTGAGCGGTAACTCTAATAAATCTTTTATTAGTTTCATTTGTATTTGGATTAGGAATAGTAACCATAACTCTTTTGCCTTTTTGAAAAGCATCTTGTTTATTTTTTAAAGTAGTAAGACCGTCTTTGTCTCTACGCATTGCGTTAAGAATTTTTTTATTAACATTTGGTCTTTCACCTTTTGAAACTGCTCCGCTACTTTTTCCACCTTTTCTTTTACCCATTATATACTCCTTTATGTAATAGCATTTTCTGTTACTGATACTGGATTGTTCCAATATGACAACGCAGTGTTTATTGCAGTATCAGCTTTACTTCTAATTTCTGTAATTTCTTTAGATATATCTATATCGCCTATAGATGATACTTCTTCTTTCAATGAATTTGTTTGTGCTTGTAAAACATTTGTAGCCTTCTCAACAACTTCTGTACCAGCAGATTCAAAGTTTGGTATTTGACTACATAAGTCTCCGCCAGTAGTTAAAGCAGATGTTGCATTAGTTATGATAGTTGATATATCTTGTCCAGCAGATGTTAATGCATCACCAAAAGTAGATGTTATTTCCGTTAATTTACCAAGATACTCAGTGGACGCTGGGGGTAGTCTTAATAATTCTTTCAGTTCACTTTGTAAACTAACTGTTTCAATTGTAGGTAATGGTGGAACAAGAGCTCTTAAATCTGATTGTAGTTTACTTAAAGAAGAACCTAATGATGATTGTAAAGCGCTAGCATCTAAATCTATACCAGATGATAATTCCGCTTCTATTAATTTTAATTGATCTAACATTCCGTCAAACCCAGCA